GTTACTTACAACGTATTGGCTTTCATCTAGCGTATGCTCTACGCCGTTCGCGTCTGTATATGTAATACTCGTTACGCTTTGAACTGGTACGATAGGCAATCTGATTTCTTGACTACTATCAAAGCGTTCTAACGTTGCTTCAAATGCCGCAAGCGTTAATTGTAAACGCCTTGCGTTTAGAATATACGCGGTAGCGGCATAAATGAGACCTGTAATTAGGTTATCATCGTCGCTATTCCATATCCTTGCTTGTTGCTTGCAATCGGCAACGCTAACCGCTAGGTCGCTGCTAGGTATTGTGCAAATCCAATTCATTTCTTATTAACCGTTTGAAAGTGTAAGAACGTGGTTGTTTGCCCATAAGGCACCAACAACGTGAGGATCGGTTGTTGGAATGTTTTGAACTACTAATAGGAATGTTCCGTATTCGTCAATTATTTCAACCTTAAACTCAACGTTACCAAACCATATTGCATCGCCGCTTTGTTCGCGATAAACAGGTGTGTTGTATGTATTATCTCTTGTATCTGTCATTTTGTTTTCCCTTGTTCTATCAGTGACTAGGGCATTAAGCCCTAGTCACTTTGATAGCATTTATGTAATAAGTAGTTAATTGCTGTTGATAAGTAATAAGACTACTTAGGAATGCAATACTAGACTTGTTAGACCATTAGTGTCTGTAACCTTGAAGTCGAAACGTTCCCAACCACGGAAACCGATCATACCGTTACCTGCGTAAAGTTCGTATAATGGTTGAACTTCAAAGCCGCCCCTACGGAAGATTGTTGCCGTTTCTGGATTGAAGTGTAATGCAAAGTCGTTACCCGCACCGCTTGGCATATAATTGCAAATATAAACTGGGTAGTTGAACAACGTTGACGGAGATCCGCCGCCAAAGTCATTCCAAAGATATCTACCGTTTCCGTCTTTCAACTTACGTGCAATCACCTTTGCCCATTGTGGCATTATGATAATTGAACCCGTTTGATACTGTGCTTGCATAGTCTCTGACCACGCAACTAATTCATCGCCTGTTGGCCCTGATGCACTAGCGGTATTTACAACGTTGCCGCTTGCTACTTGATTAACCAAACCCACTGGGCTTGTCTGTGTAGTTGGCATACCCGCTCCGCCCGTTCCTACGATCTCTGCCGCAAACTCGGCTTGACCGAATGCTCTACCGAAGTTCTTTCCAAGATATGCCATTACATCTGTATTAGCATCTTGAACAAGTTCCTTTGATAACTGAACAATCTTTTTCAAGCCATAAGCGTTTGCTGTTACTTGTGCAACTTGTGGGTCATTAACGTAACCGCTTGAATCGGCTGTTGGAATTGGTGCGTCTTCGCCTACGAATGTTGCTTGACCGATATTGCTTTCGCAAGGCACATTGTAATTGCCGTGTGTTACGATTTCAGGGCATAGACCTATTAAACAGTTTGCTAATAGTTTCTTCTCTCTGATAACCTTGTCATATTCTTGTGCAACCAAAGCGTAACCATTTACTCCGAAACCCTCGGCAAGTGTTCTACGCTCTTCCTCGGAAAGCACACAAGCATCTTTTGACAATGCTTTAAGGTGCTTATTAAATACGCTACGATATTCCGCTGATTCGACAATATCACGCTTTGTCTGTGGTTCGTTAATAGCGGCCATAGTAACTTGATTTGCAAGTCTATTGCCGTTGCTTCTATTCTCTACCCCAGTCAACTTTTCAACCTTGCTCATAGTTGCGTCGATTTCGTCAACGTCGGCAAAAGCCTTATCGACATTAGCGTTTTCGTCCGCTGTCATATTGCGTTTTTCACTGTCCGCTTTTTCCATAATTGCTTTTGCTGTTGCAACGGTCTTGTTTCTCTTCTCTCTTAATTCCTTTACTGAAAACATTGTTGTTCCCCTACTGTCATTTATTGTTATTGTTTATTGTGTGCTTTCCCCTATTGTCTGTGGTGCGTTCGTCGGAACCCACTAACTAACAATCTGAATTGCCGCTTTGCTGATTAGATAACCTTTGGGTCACTAAATCATTTAAGCCTTACTACCTAACTCTGCTAATTTCAATTTGCGTCTGTATCTATCTAAATCAGTAGTTTCCGCTTTGGCGGTTTCTACCTTTGTTGCCTTGTCTAATTGCTCTTGCCATTCATCCCTAGAACGGATTGATAACTCTGTCCCCGGATACGCTGGCGTTGCGGTCAATGCTACATCGTCTATATTGTCAAACTCTGTAATTGTCCTTATCTCGTTTCCGTCTTTGTCTTTTGTCCATTCGTCTTTTGTATCGCCCGAGAATGCAAAGGAACAAGCATCTAGTATTTCGCTTCTAACTTCCTCCGCCGTATCTTTGCCTAACGTGGTGCTAGGCACCTTTGCATCAAAGCGTAACCCCTTATCGTCGGCAACAACGCTTAACGTCTTTGGCGTCTTTGCGATCTTGTCCCTATGCTCTACTCTTGCTAATATGCTTCTATTCTTTGCAAGAGCCTTATCGAATGCCCCCGGTTTAATGACTTCCTTAAATGGGCCATACTTGGATCGTAAGGCATGGGAAAGAACGTTGTATTTAGCGGCATAGCCTACGATATGGGTTTCCCCATTGTCGTTTTGCTGTATTCTCAATTCCGCGTTGTCTAAATATCTTTGTTCCATAATGTATACATCCCCCCATATACTAATACAAATCCAAACGTGCTAACGGATTTCTAGTAATTCCGTTGCCATTATTTCAGGTGTCACGGTTTGCTTACGCTCGCAATAGCCATTGATATAAGCGTCTAATTTAGCCGTTTCGACCTTTAACGCCGTTGCCATAGGTGCTAATACCGTTCGCATATACTGTGCTAACTCTGCATAGTCTAATTTGCCCTTATCCTTTGCCCCCTGTTCCCTCCGTGTGATCCTACCGCAAATGTCCAATACAAAAGGCAACATATTATTTCTAATCGTATCCGTTTCGTCTTTGCTATCCTTTGGCTTATCATTTGCCGCGCCTTGCCCTAGCGGTGTCATATTTAGCGGTTGCAAGAATGTATCGCCGCCTTTGATACGGTTTTCCCCTTCCTTATCCATAATCATATTGACAGATAGGAAACCCGCATTACGTCCAATTTGATATGCTTGATACCGCTGGAGCGTATCGCCTTGAAGGAGTTCTGTAGTATCGTGGTCAAGATAAACGCCCGCGTTAATCTCATCGCTTGAAAAACACTTACGAGTTATTTCCGTTCTCCACATACATAGCCACGGCATCATTGTGTAAAGTAAGAACATTCGTTGTAACGATTCGTAACTGTTGTTGCCCGCTGCCTTATCCAAACAAGCAAGCAACACCGGCGGAATACGGAAGATTTGACATACTTGTTCCGCCGTGAATTTGCGGGTTTCAAGAAATTGGCTATCTTCGTTTGTTGTTCCGATTGTCTGTAATTCCGCTCCGTTTTGTGTTATGGATAAACTGTTGCTTTTATCTATACCGCCGTGGTTCTCATACCATTCTTTTCTAGCATTCTGCCTATCTTGCAATTCCATCTTGCCCGGAACTTTTAGGTTGATTAAGGGCTTTGCACCATTTGAGAAGAACTTATTCGCAAACGCCTCCGTTGCTAGTCCTAATCCGATAGTGTCATTAAATGTTTGTGAGGGTCTAACGCCCGTCACGCCGTTAATGGTAAAGGAAGTAAGGTGCAACATATCATCGCCAAGTATTTTTCCCATAGGCTTATCAGCAAGAGTAGCGTTAGGTAACGTGATCCAATAGACGGTAGTTAATATCTTGCCCCCAGCCATATCAGGCGAGAATATGGCACCGTCCAACTCCTCCACAAACGCTATCACGCGGTTAGGCGGAATGGGCCAAAACGCTATGACGTTGCCTTGTGCATCGCGTTCTATCTGTGCATAGGCGTTGCCGTTGTTCGCGGCCCACGCGGTCATAGTGCGGCGGAATTGATACCCGCTTTGGTATGAGTTGGCTTGTACGTTTAGCAAGGTGTCCAGGTTGCTCTTATAGTCTGTGTTGCCGTCCTCCGTTGCTTGCAAGATATCCACGGGCAACATCGCTTCTGTATCTGATATTAAGTTGACCGCTGAATACCACGGGCATAGGCTTAACGCCGTTCTATCGCTAACGGCAACGCCTGATTTCGACCGTTGAACGCCAAAGATATCCCCAAAGTTCTCTAACGTCATTGCCCTTTGCTCTTCTAATTCCTTGCGTAGTATCCGTATTTGTTCTTTACCTGTTATTCTATCCCATATTCCCATTGTATTATTATCCCCTTGCGGTTTATTAAAAACTGTAATACTCTATCTTCTCTTGCTCTTTTGGTCTAACTATTGCTCTACCTAATGCCATAATTGACGCAACAACGCCGTCAATGCGTTCCGTGCTTTTCTTTTTGCTTGGCTTTAAGTTGTCTGCCGCGTCTTGCTCTACCGCCGTATTGCCTATTTCCCATTTCATTACTGGGTTGCCGTTATGCTTTAACTTGCCATTCAATATCAATACTTCAAACTCTTTCGTAGGTGCGGACATTGAACCGAAACCCAAACCAAAAGGAACAACAGTAAAGCCGTCTTGTTCTAACTGTGTTGCTATGCTTTGTGCGTTCCATCGGTCAACGGCGATTTCCTTTATCTCATACACCTTGCCTAATTCGTTTATCTTTTTGCGTATGTATTCATAGTCGATAACGTTGCCTGGCGTTGTCTCTATCCATTTCTCTTTCGCCTTATGCCATTGCACGTAAGGCACCTTGTCTTTGCGTTCGCGTTCCCTTGCGTTGTCCTCCGGTATCCAATGATAAACGAGTAAGAAATAACTGCCGTCTTCCAATGGAAACAATAACGCAAGGCTTGTTAGATCGGTTGTTGCTGATAGGTCTAATGCCGAGTAACACGCCTTGCCGTCTAACTGTGGCATATCCGCCTTGCATTTATCCCAGTCTTCTATCCTTAACCACCTGACATCTTGTTGTGTCCATATATTCAGACAATAACGTTTGAAACTATTTTCTTTCGCACTACTGTTGACCGCTTCTTGGAAGTCTGCTCTAAAATCGTCTAACTTAATTGTTTCCCCTAATGACGGATTGCATTTGAACCACGTTGTTTCATTAGTCCAATCGTCTGTATCCGCCGCTCCATAAATCAAAGGCAAGAACCTAACATCATCAATAGTTCCATTTAGGATTTGTTCCGCATATCGCCTTTGCTCATAGCAAATACTCTCGCGGTCGAACCCTGCCGTTGTAATGCTCATTAGGAGCGGTTGACGCCTTGCACGCCCAGCGTATGATAGACAATCCCATAAATCGCGGTTTGGTTGTGCGTGTAATTCGTCAAAGATAACCGCACTAGCGTTAAGCCCTTCATTGCGGTAGGCGTCTGCCGATAACGCTTCTAATAATCCGTTCGCCTTTGGATACTGTATCTGTTTCTTTGTGCATATCAGATTGTCCGCAAGAGTTGAATTGCCCTTGACCATTGCTTGACATTCGCGGTAGATAACGCCCGCTTGTCTACGGTCACTTGCGGCTAGATAGACCTCCGCCCCCGGTTCGTAGTCCGCTACTAATTGGTGTAATGCTATGCCCGCTGCTAATGTTGATTTGCCTTGCTTCTTTGGAACTTCAATATAGGATCGGCGGAAACGTCTTGAACCGTCTTTGTTTTTCCATCCGTAAAGCGTTCTAATGTATCGCTCTTGCCACGGCAATAAAACAAATGGCTTATTCGCCCATTCGCCTTTGCTATGGCGTAGGAACTTCTTAAAGAATGCAACCGCCTTAACTGCCGCCTTATCATCAAACCAATAGGCTTGTAATAATGCCGTCTTATCAGTAGGCAATTCAATAACGTTAGTCATTATTGAAAGCCTCAAGTTCGTCTTGTGTTTCGCTTGTTGGCTTTGCTCTTGTTGCTAATCTTGCCGCCGGAGTCATTCCGAGTTGACGAAGTAACTTCAATGCGTTATCTTGTGCCTTATTGCGAATAGCGATATATGGGTTTGGTTGCACGTATCCGCTTTTAGTTGTTAGAACCATTCCGCCCTTATCTAATGCTTTGTCCGCGTCTGCTATCGTGTTAAGGTTTTTCGCAAGTAATAGAATGGCGTGTGTATCTTGTTCGCATAACTGAATACCGTTTAGTTGCGATAGGATTTGACGGAACAACCGCGTTATATGCTTTGGTTGACCGCTTGGAATGGCTATGGATTGCTTACTAGCGGTATTGTCTACCGCGTTCAATTTGTTCGATATTGCCGTCCTGCCCTTCATTTACTGAATACCCCTTGTGAATCGACCCCTCAAAAGCCTTGCCCTAGGGGGTGGCGGTGTAGCGGTTGCGAAAGTTCAAACTTTTTCGCCCGCCCCACCTTTTGCCCCTATACACCGTTTCTAATGCCCCTTGAACCGCCCCCAGACGCCCCAGGATCAACGCCGATCCTATTGGCCGCTGTCTGACTGGGCACCATACCGCCCCTTGCTTAAACCGCTGTGGCAAGATGCACAAAGCGATTGTAAATGCTTGGCGTTGCACCATTCGCTTTGCGGTAGATCCTGCCGCTCCGTCGTATGATGCACCACGTTGGCCGCTACCGCCCTACGCTCCGCAAGGCATAAGGCACAAAGCGGAAACTGTTGTAAGAATGCTGCCCTTGTCTCTCGCCACAATTTGCTATGGTAGAACGGATCGCTAACCTTGTTGCGTCTTGCGTCTGTCCGCTGTCTCTGATAATGGCTTTGTTGCTTATACGGCATTACTTTACTTGATAGTCCTTGTGTCTAATAATTGTGGGTCTACATAATGGATTGACGGTCTAACCACGTTAGGACGTTCTAATGTAATGCCGCTGTTGCTCAATATCTTTAATGCCCGTTTAATCATTTGTCCTACCGCTTCCCCGCTAACATCATATCGCCTACCTATTTCAGCATACGACAAGCCGTCATAGTAAGACAACGCCAATACTGCTATTTGCTGTTTTGTCAATCCTTGTGGAAGTTGTCTAATGTTACACTTCCCCATATATTAGTTAATTTCCAAACGTCTAACGGTTGATATGGTCATTTCTTTTTCCCCTTGCGGAAGATCCTGATATAGTTCCGATCCCATTTTCGCTTATCGTATTGTCTACGCTTATCGCCTTTGCCGTAGTCAGTCTTTCCGCTCATTACTTAATCCGTAGATATTGATAAGTCTTTTCATTGTTCCGTATGATGCTACTTGCCACCAGCAACACCTTATCTAATTCGTCTTGCACGTCTGCCGATTGTCCGTTTCCCCAGCATACTAAATCGTAGTATGCTACTATGTCGTCTAATAGTTGCTCTTGCAATTCATTCATTCGCTGCCCCTTGCTCTATAATAAGTAATGCGTTCTAATGTCCGTTGCCATAGTCGTGTTTTGATCTCGTTAGATGCTTGCTCTACTGTCAAACTGTTAGCCGCCTGATATGTCATTCCTAATGTTTCAAGAAACTCTACTTGCTTATTTGTTGCCATAGTTTCACGCTCCTAATCATCTATTCGATAACTGCCCTAATTATTCCTTTGTCAAAATCCCCTTTTTGCAAATTATTTTATCTGCACAGAAAAAAGGCGGATATCACAACAAGTAATAGCCGCGTTAATTCTGTAAGAGTTCTTTTTGATACTACTATCTTATCGCCATATCTTTTCACTTGATATAGAACAAGGGCACCACGATCAAGATGGTGCCCTTTATAGTAATAGGTGGCTTTAATTAGGAGATTGCCTATTACTACTTTCGTAGTCTATTCATTATCGCCCCTAACGTGATTGTAAATAACTGCCGCTCCGCTTCAATGCTGTTTGTTCTATGTAGATGCTGCCCCGGTATAGCGATCTCATTTTCTAACGCTATGCGTTCTCTGATAATCAACCGTTGTGCCTCTTCAAGACAATGGATGATATTCCGCTTCGCGGTGTCTGTCCGCTTGTTACGATGATACCATTCAATTTGTTGTTGCGGAGTTGCCATAGTTAATCGCCCTACTCTTTATTCTCGCCGATCCCTTTTTCACTTGCAACGGCTTTATACTGTGGATGTCCGCTGCCCAGTCTCAATGTCCTTACTTTATGGTTATGGCTATAATCGCATTCAATATCGAATATCTGATTTGCTATACATGCCTGTATTAGCACGGCGTATTTAGCGTTGTTGCATTTCCTTATCTTTGTAGATGCAAACCAATTTTGCGTCATTATCCTACCTACTTGCCCCACGCTGCCCGGATTTTCCAAAGCAAACTTATCCGTTCCCCTAATTCGTCTTGTAGCAAAGACAACAAATAGGTTAAAATCCTCCGCCGTGACTTTAAGCCTATTTAGCGTTTTGGAATGTTCCTTATTAAGTTCTTCTATTTTCGCGTCTGTAAAGACGGTGCTAACCAATTCCTTAAAGGCATAGAAATTACAGTAATGATTTGCTTTAGGAATGTCCGCGTTCTTTTTTGGCTTGAACTTCGCGGCAACCATACTAACAACCTTTTGAATAATTGGTTCTACGTCTGCCCATGTATTCACGTTGTCAAAAAAGGCATAGGATAGATAATTGCTTTCCCAAAGGCTTTTAACATCGGCTATGGTTATCGCTCCGTTCGTTTGTCTCATTAGTGCCGCAATCCATAGCCAATATACTTTATCAGTATCTTTGCTTAATTTGAATTGCCATAGATATTCGCGGCCTATTTGCTTTTTCTCAATGGCGGATAATTTGCCCTTTGCGGTAGGTGCAGCGACCTGCACGCCGCCATCGGCGGATATTGGAGCGGAACTAATTGGAGCGTCAACCAAAGGCAAATACTTAATATCTAATAGTTCCACGTCCTGCGATATGTTCTCTAAAACAAAATCCCACGGCAATAGCGGACTGTCTTTCTTGCGTTGTATTTTGACTAGGTGCCTAAATCTGTTAAAGAAATAATTTGCCGCTTCTTTGTTCTCATACCTTACATAGAAGTATTTAACGTCTTCGTATATCAGAGTAGATATACAATCAGCATCTAAATAAGGTAGTGCTATTTTCTCCGCTTCCGTGGTTAGCGTAAAAACAAAATCATTATACCGTTTGAAATCTAAATTACTCATTGTTGCCCCTTTTGTTGTTATCTATTGTTGTCTTTTGTTCTGTGAAACAGTGAGAAATAACTAATCCCCTTTATGTAATATATCTTCTGTAATTATGTATGTAATAGTCTTATCGGTGCGGCAAACGCAAAAACTGTTGCGGCAACCCCTTTTACTGTTGCGGCAAATGTCGCTAACTGTTGCGGCAACTTATTCAAATAAAAATGACTAACTATATTCATTCCCCTACTTCCCTTTTTCCATTCATACTACCGTGGAACTTTGCCACTATCTACTATTCTCTTACGACAAGTCTTGTTTTCATTCCTTTATTATTCTGAAAATTATTTTCAGTAGGAACAAAAACAGATGCAACCCGCCATCTGTGCGGATCGCACCTGTAATAGCCGTGGTGCATCTATCCTACCGCCCCGCGTTACCACTATCCAGCGGTTCACTTTATGCCAAAGATTATCTTAAAGGTTTTCAGATCGACAATGTCTTTCTGATCAAATAGCATTCTTCGTCCTATTAAATTGTCTTGTTGTGTCGTTTTAATCACTTCCCCAGAAAATTGTGCTTTATGCTTCTTTGTCTTATTGTAATTAGGAGTTGTTCTGATATTTTGTACAGTGATAACGCCCATAAGAGTCGTCTTTTCGTAAATCAATTTTTGATTGTAACTGACAAAGCCAGGAGTTAGATTATCGGGAGTTAATCTAACGTCTATTTCTTGTTGCTTAGTAATTATGTCTCTGATTTTCATCTGTCCTATTCCTTTTGTTTGACACATTTGTTTCAATCCGTAGACACGGCCATCATTCTACCGCCCCTCGTTTTCACTATCAAGCCCCTGCGATCCTACCGCCGCAACCCGCTTTCCGCAACGTCTACAATGCCCCACAATCAAAAGAAAACGCCCCGCCGATCCATCGGTAGGGCGATTGCGAAGGTGGCTTAAAACCGCTTATAGCCGTTCCTACACGTTTAGTAATTCCCACGGTATTTCCGCGTTCATTACTTGCCGTATTTCTGTTGTTCCGTTGCGATAAACAGTCGCATAAATGTAGCGGACAATCGTATTCGACAATTCAACCTTAATCGATAGTTCTTTTGCCGTTCCGTTCTTTTTCATTGTCACTTTGACTTGCTTAACCAAACCGCTGATAACTTGGCGTAGTTTGGTTCGCAAGGTTTCACGCTCCGCCCCTTCCGTCTTTGCCATCCTTGCGGCCATGTCTTGCCCTTGCTCTAAATCGCTTTGTCCGTCTACCTGTGCTTTGGCTTTCAATTGTTCCACGATTTCCGCTTGTGCCTTGCGGTTCGCTTCTAACGTCTTGTGAACCGTCAAAAGGCTATCCATATCGCCCGTTGCCATTGCTTCATTGATTTTCTCAATTCTCGCGGTTATGTCTGCTAATTTCCCTTCCGCTACCGCCATTTCCCTAGCGGTATCATTCTGTATCGCGTCAATGCTTTTCAGTTCCATTAACCACGTCAACAAGATTTGTTCAAAAGGTGCGTAGGGAATTAAATCGTAACTTTCCGCCCCATTCATTGCGGCGGTTGAAACAAGGTAACGATATTTTGGGCCACGATTGACAATCATCAGTTTGTCGCCCCGCTCATTGTAGGTCAAGCCGCCAAACAAATTAGTTATGCTCTTGCCCCTTGGCCCGTGGTGCCGCGTTCTTTGGGCGATTGCTGTTTGTGCCGCGTAGTATTCCGCTTCCGTCAAAATTGGCGGATAATAGCCTTGAATGACTTCGCCTATTTTCTTGCGGTTTGACGACCTGCCGATATGGGGTTGATATTCGCCAAGCGTTGCCCGATTGTGAAGTGTTTCATTGATTGTCGTTTTGATCCAAATGCTCTTACGGCATAGCGGCTTTGTGCCATCCGTATTTAATTGTTTTGCGATTTGCATAATGCCGTTTCCGTCTTGCGACATTTTGAAAATCCGCCTCACGGTTTCCGCCTTTTCCTCAATGACTTCGTAACGCTTGGCGGTAGCGTTATACTCTAACCACGATGGACACGTTGCCCTAATGATTTCGCCGTTTTGTGCCTTTGTGCGGCGGTTTTGCCAAGATGCTGATAACCGCTTTGATTTCATTTCGCTTTCTTCATTGGCCCGCTGCATAACGCCAATAGCCATATAAAACGCTACTAAATCCATTTTGCCTTTTTCGTAGCGTTGTTCCGGCACCAATGTAACCACGATAACGCCAAGGTCGATTATCGACAAGAGCAACCGCAACGCGGTTTCAATATCGCTACGCGATAATCTGTCAAGGTTTTCGACAATCAACGTTGCCCCTTGCGGCACCTTGCCATTTTCAACGGCGGTTAGGAACGATCCTAATGCACCATCCTTTACGTTTTTGCCCTTGAATGCCGATACCCCTAAATCGCGGAAAGAAAAAGACGTGTCAAGCGTTAATCCGTGATTTTTTGCGTAGGTCTCCGCCGCCTGCGTCTGTCGGCGTAAACTGTCACCTTTTAATTGTTCCGCCGTGGAAAATCGGACATAAGAAAACGCAACGGTATTAGCCGTTGCGTTTTGGGTTGCGGTTTGCGTTGCGGTTGTTTTTTCGCTGTTTTTCATTGTTTTGGCTCCTAATTTCACAGTTTCAAGTTTACCGTGGCACGTTGCCACTTTCACTATCACTGTTGGTTAGTTTAGCCAAAACATCTTGCTGTTTCTTCGCTGTTACGCCCTACGCTCTACGCGCCACGCTCTACTTCTTCCTGCGAAGCAAGGCCAGGCCGCCCAGCAGGATCAGGCTCAGCGAGGCCGGCTCGGGGGTCTGCGACGGTGCGTAGTTCCAGCCGCCGG